TTTTTTTTCTCCTTTCAAACAATACTTTTATTCGTACTGTTTATAAAAATCTTTAAAATTGTTATAATGTTTTGTTTCCGCTTTTTTGTTCTGTTCTATGTAATGGGGTTTTTCTCCCTCTGTTAGTCTCAATGTTAATTCACAACATGCTTCGTTAAAACAAAAGGCAGTATAACTGTCCTCTATTCCTAGCACTTCGCTAGGTAAACATTTATACTGCCTTGATATTGCTAATACGCTTTCTATCTTTTTACTCTGTACGAAAGGATTCTAAGGCTTTTACCCCCTGTTGTGAATAATTGAAAATGAACATCATCTGTTCATCTGTAAGCTCAATCCCTGTACTTTTGATTTCATCATATGTTGGCTCTACAAAAGTTTCACTTGCAATTAAATCAATTACATCATAGATTTCTTGCATCATACTGTTTTCTTCTGTATCAAGACTTCCACTCTGTACGAATAACTCATTTGTTTTAACAAGTAATGAGTTTGGAATCTTTCCCTGTTTTGCCATTCCCAAAATAGATGGTCTTTTAAGTTTTGCAACAAAAGGTTGACCCTCTGCAAAATCTGGAAGCCTTACAATATTACCATTTGCATATTGTTTCAACTGCTCTAAACTTGTTACCTGTTCTGTTTCTTTTGCTTTTACTGCTCTTGCCATGTTCTTATTCTCCTATCTTTTTTTATTTTAATTTACTGCTAAACCTGTTTCAAAACTATCTTCATCAGACAATGCTGCAACACCTGTGAACTGTGGAAGTGTTTTCACATAAGAAATCTTATATGGTGCTTCTCCCTCTTTTGGTGCTGAATTAATTGTGTACTCTGGAACTCTAAATACATCATCCTCTGAACTCATTGCAACTGGTGTTCCTTGACAGTTAGGATATGTGATTTTCTCATATCTAACAATCTGACCACTTGCATCATACTGTGCTGAATAACAATCAAGTTCAAATACTTGTCCTTTGTCTGTACTTCCAGCAACAGGTGGTGTATATGTTAATGCATCCCCTGTTCCATTTACTGTACCACCTTGCAGAATCTTAACAAGTTCTGGAATGAATACATTGTCTGTTAATGTAATCTGGTGTCCAGTAATTGTTGTGGTTGCTGGTTTCTGTGCAATTAATCTTCCTAATTTTACAAGTTTAATTGCATCTGTTGTTTCTGTCTGCGGTTCTACTCCAACTTTATTTGCTGTATCTACCGCAATTTCTGTTGCATTTGCATCATCACCATCAACGACACCTGTTCTTACTACTACAAGCGAAACATCAATGGTTGGGATTCCAACTGCTTTTTTCTGTGTTTTAGACATTACTTAACCTCCTAACGATTTTCTATTTTTCTACAGCCTTGGTATTGAAATGATACCATATGTGCATTTTTATCTTTATCATAAAAACTTGCTGTTTCATTTCCAACATACATAACAAGTGGAAATACTTGTTTCATTTTTTGTTTTGTTTCAAGCATGAAACTTTCAATTCTTCCATACCTGTTTACTGGAACATATAACATAATTGTGTATAGTGGTCTTTCACTTGAAACTGATTGTTGCTCATATGTTCCCTCTGACTTTACAACAACATATTCTTTCAAACATTCACCTTTATGTTGTGACGGATAATAAACTTCTGTTCCATCTACAGCTATAGCATCCCTAATTTGTTCTATAATGCTTTTCATTTGATATACCTCAATAAATCTTTATACCTATCTAAAACTTCCTTAGAACATGCATTAACGGTTGGTTGTAGAATTGCGAATCTTCTTTCATTACATAACTCTAAATATATACCATAGTCAACTCCATGTCCTATATATATTCTCGTTCGCATTTTTCCTATTTGCTCAACCCATCCTGTTAGCCTTTGCCTTGCATGTCCTGTTCTATCTGTCCATGGTCTGTTCCTCTTAGCATAGTTCTGAAACTTTTTTGCACCGCTTGTTGCAAACATTTTAATTGCAATCTGCGCCTTTGTTTCAACTCTTTCTAAATTATCAAGTAACTGTTTTGCATCAATTCTAATTGTTCCCATTCAACACCAACTCCATTGATATATCACAAACAATGTTAAACTCTTGTATATTGTTTTTCTCAATAATCTTATAAATGTTTTCATTAATTTGTATTGTATCTCCATTTTTAATCAAAACAGAATCATCATATGCAATCATTAATTTCGGCTGTCCTTTTGAATGTGTTTTAGAACCATCTGAAACGCTTTTTGTTATATACCCCTTTTCTGTATGAAACAATCCTTGTACTTCTGTTATGCTCCGTTGTCCATCTGTGTCTTCTCCATAGTTGTTTAATATTGTTCTTTTAACTTCATAGCTTCTGCCATGTGTTTTTATCTCTCGTTTTACTTTGTTTAATTCTATCTGTAACATTTTCTCATTCATCTTAGCACCCCACTGTTTACATAAACAAAATGGGATGCAAGCATCTTGAAATAACTAGAACTGTCTTTCGTGGTCAAACCACTTACATCCAACCCTGTTACTTCTGCTTTGATTAATAATCCATCATAGCTTGCTTTTCTAACATCACCGTTATTTTTTTCTAATAGATATTGCAATTCATCCACTTCAAAATATGGTGCTTGTTTTTCTCTCAAGTTGAATTTTAACTGTTCTAAATTATCCATCTACTCACCTCCCACATTTGTTTACATCTTACTCTGTTGGATTGCTTTCTGAATAATCTGTCTTGCTTCTCTTACGTTTTTAGCTTTTGAAGTATCAATGTTATGTTTTGTTGCATACTCCGCAAGCTGTTCTTTGTTCATTTCAGAAATTGGAATTGTGTCAACTGAATCATCCTCGACAATTTCTTCTTCTGTTTCAAAATCATCAATATTTTGTTCTGTTTCGTCAACAATAACATAACCATTCTTTTTGAACATTGTTTCATATGAATTGCGACTTACCTTAACAGTATGCTCGCCTTTCATAATATTAACCATTGCCATGTTTATTCCTCCCTTTGCGCTACTACATCAAGAATATATACTTGGTCTGCTGTTGGGAAATCTGGTAAACAAATCATTGTAACTTTTGTTTCTACGGTTACTGGGTCTGCCACTGTCATTGTTGTAACTGCTACTCCCGTATCAGTAATTGATACATTTGCAACATTACTTGACATAAGGTCTGACTCTTCTGGTGTTGTACCAAACCATGTGTTTCCAAGTTTTCCTGTTGGGAACATAACAAAAACATCTTCTGGAACATATCTCCGAACTGCTTTCTCTTCGTCTTTGTATCGTTTGTCATATACAACAATATCAATTCCAAGTTCATCTTTGATAAACTGTTTAACTTTTGCATCTGATACAAAACCAACACCATCTGTCATAACATAGATAGATTTCTTGATTTCTGTATTTGCTCTAATGTATCCAAACACCTTGGAAGAACATACTGCTCTTTCAACTGTTACTCCTGTATCATCAACGATTTTTGTAATACCTGTTCTGATATCATCAAGAATTGTTGCTGATGGGTCGCTCCAACTCTTTGTTACTGTTACTTTATGGCTATTATCTACACCATAATCATACTCGTAAACCTGTCCATTTCCTTTCATGGAAATTGTACCTGTTGTAAGCATCATCATTCTCATACGCTCACGCTGTGCAGAAGCACCCTCAAGAAGCTCAACCTCGTCTGCGAAGATTCTGTTCACAATAGCATCAATATATGCTTGGTTTCCACTCTCAATAATTTTGTTGAGTTCCTGTCTTAACTCTTCATCAATATACTTGGACTCTTTAAAGAATGGCATATCTGCGCTTAACTTCTCGAATCCAATTCTCGGTCTTGGAATAGCCTGTACATCAAACGCTGATGCTTTCAGAACTACTGGAAGTCCATTAGAACCTTTCAGCCATTTCAGTGTAAGTCCGAGTTTCTTATCATTTGGGAAAAGTTCCTCTCCGAGATATGGGTCTCTGTCCTGTTGTAACAATTCCCAATATGATGTAATTTCAGAACTAATAATAAGGTCATAAATTGTCATGTTTTATTTTCCTCCTATTTCTTAATTAGCAAGCAACAAACTTAATCATTGGCATTGCCGCTTTTACAGTATTTGTAAGTTTTGCTTTTGTTGTTGCATCAATTCTGTTTGTGTTTACAAATCCGAACAAAAGTAATGTTCCATTTGCATCCTCTGTTGTAACATCTACATCATGTAACAGAACTCCTACTGTGTTAGACGCTTCTGTAAGACTATCATCTGTTGCCTCTTTAAATGCTGTTGTTCTTACATCAAGATTTCCTGCTAGTGGTGTTCCCGCTTTAACAACTTTCTTTGTTCCCTCTGCAACTCCGAGTTCCTTACTTACTACAACACCAATAGAAACCTGATGTTCTACTGCAAAAAGAATCTGGTTTGTATTACCATATGTTTCTTTTCTAACTCTTGTTTGATTTAACATTTGTTTTACCCTCCTTTATTTAAAATAATGGCTCTTTACTGCTTTTCTTCCAGCAAGTAATCTTTCAGCCATTGTTCCAGCATACTTTGAATCTCCATTGTTTGAATTTTCATTTGTACCCTGTTTGTTTTGCTCTGTTGCTTTCTTAACTCTTGAACGTGTTACCGTTCCTTTTTTGTTTGTTTCATCTTCCTCAGATGCAAAATAAATCTTTCCATTTGTGCTGTCTTTCATTTCTGCAATTACAGCATTAATGTCTTTGTCTTTTGTTACCTTTGCTTTTGCAACAATAACTAAATCGTCCACAAATTCTGGTTTTGCTCCTAACTGAATAGCTGACAATTTGGCTTCTGCAATGACTCTCGCTTCACGCTCATTAACAAGTTCTTTTGTTGTTGCTGTTAACGCATCATCCTTTTTCTGCAAATCAGTTTTATTTGCTTCTTCATCTTCTTTTGCTTTCTTAACAATCGCTTGCAATGAATCAGAATTTTCAACTCCTAAAGATTTAAGATATTCGGCAATCGCATCACCTTTTACTTTTTCAACATCAACATTATTGTTCTGCTGTGTACTTGTCTGCTGATTTGTGTTGCTGTTCTGCTGTGCATTGTTATTGTTTGCATTGTTATTCTGTGTATTCGGTTCTGTGTTTGTTCCATTTGTGTTTGTATTTGTTTCTGACATTTGTTCTATTCTCCTTTATTATATAATGTTTGTAAGATTCTTTCCTCTTTCTTCAACTGTTTTTTCTTTTTCTCAATACCTTTTAAAATTCTCTCCTTATTTGTCTCATTTGTTTCTGCACTTGCGCTTGCTAGTGCTTTTCTTATTTGTTTTTTCAAAATCAATGTTTTTTGGTTATCATAATAAGAATCATATTGTTTTCCACAATTCGGACATATTAGAAAAGTCCTTGTTATGTTTTGTTTTCCAACTTGTTTGTTTTCTTCCTTTATCATTGGATAAAAGGATATTTGACACTTATCACATGTCACTTTCAATTATATCACCTCCTGTATATATTGTCAACTCTTTTATGAATATTTTTCCATTTTCATCATAAAAAATTTTTCCTTTTGATACTTCATTTAGTAACTTTCTTTTTTCATTAAGTTTCTTTATAAGTCTGTCCTTTTTCTTTACCTCTCTAGGACTCACAGTTTCCTTTTTAAGGCGTTTTCTCATTGCCTTGATAAATAGTGCCTTAATCTCTTTAAACGTCTGTATGGACTCATTATCATCTATCTGAACCACTTCGATTTCTTTGCATCTTACACACTCGAAATACAAAATAACATAATGTTTTTTATCTTCGTCATATACATCTTTTTTCAGTAATGACTTTGAATCCAAACTATTTACTTCTCCGCATTTGTTACATACTCTTTTTACTTCCATGTTCTCTCTCCTGTTCTACATAAAATCTAATGCATACTTGTCAATATCTGGAAATGTTCCTATTGGTGAATTATACCACATTCCTATCTTCATTGCTATATCTTGCATACTATCTGGAATCACAGCTTCAAAAGTACACATTCCGTTTGGATGGTCTAATGGTAATGCATCTTTTGGGTACACCCCTTGACCTAATCCATATTTATCATCTTTTGCTCTGTTCTCACATATTCTGCAAACCCTACCATGGAAATTACTTGTAATCCATCTATATCCAATTACGAACGGGTCATTCTTATTCACCGCTTCAAAACTCTGCTGGTATGCATGTGAAACTAATGTTCTAGCAAGCCTTTGTGCGTTGTAATCAACATGTCCAAAACGAAACTTATCATTTATTGTTTCTCCAACGCTGTTTGCTCTTCCAGCATTCACATCTGTTATTCTTGCTTTTCTTGTGCTATATATAATCTTACTTGCTTTCCTTGCTTGTGGGTCTACATAGCTTTCAATATCCAATGCTATTTCATATGCGCTTTTTCCTTGTGCTGTTCCTATTGATATTATTTTGTTTATGCTTTCTTGTGTTTGTTTGTTATAACCCCATATTGCTTTGCTCAATGTCCAATTATCTTGATATATATTTCCTGTTATTATGTTTCTAACAACTTGGTCTGGAACAAACTTAAATGCTTCATGTATGTCCGAATCTTTAAATCCGCAATATTTTAAAAATGTTCTAGTATCATATACCACCGCTTCTGATACTGTTGTCATGCTCCTAACAACTCCATTTTTAATATCTTCATTTAATTGTTCAATTCTTTTTGTTATACTACGCTTTAACAATACGAGGTTTTGTTTTTGCATGTTTCCATTACCCATGCGTGCTATTTGTTTTGTAACATCTTTGTACAAATTTTCATACATTTGTTTTATGTCTTTTTGCATCTGTACTGTTGTTGTTTGTCTTACTTGTTCTGCATTTTTTAAACTAAACTTCTGCGCCATTGTTTACATCACCACTGCAATTCTATTCTTCAAGTTTTGTTTGTGTCTCAATTTGTTGCACATTCTTTTCGACTTGCTGTTGTGTTCCAATGTTTTCAAGCTCTCCCTGTACTTGTGTATTCATACTCATACTATCAAACATATTGTTTTCTATTGCTATCTGCATAAGTTCATCATCAATCTGTGCATCTGTTTTGAATTCATCTTTTCTCCACTTCTTAATGTATGACTTTCTACTTCTAGCATTTGCCGCAATCTCTGAAAGGTCTGATGCTTTTTCATCATCTTCATCTTCCATAAGTGCATAATGTTCTAAAATATTAATGTTATACTGTATTTCATCCAAACCTGTTAAAACATACCTTGAAATAACTTCATCTTTGTTTAACATTGCAATATCAAGAATACATTTAATAACAAACTCTAATGCTGGTATCCACGCTTTCATTTTTTCATCACATCTTACTTGCAATGGATAATACAATACTTTCAATGCTTTTCCGCTTGTTATTGTTCCAACCATTGTTTCTTCTGAAATGTTTGGAATATCAAGTTCACCATACATTGTTGTTTTAATTCTATCAAGTGTCGTTTTGACACTTTCTGTATGGTTCATCTGTGGTGCTAATGTTCCAACAGACGGGTGAGCTTCATTTTGATTTTGTTCTGAACGTAAGTCCCAGTATGCTCCCGCTCCACTACTTAGATTGGCTGTGGTTTCTGCATTCATATCAACTGTATAACGAATAGGATTCATTCCTTTTCTTTCACTGTCTATGTCTGCATTTCCTAATCTACTGTATCCAGCTTCATACATTGCCAAATCTTCAATTTCTGATATTCCTAATTCATCAAACAATGTTCCGTCATTCAAAATAACAACTGCTGGGATATATTCCAACTCTAATATTTGTTCTGGTACAACCTTTTGTTCTACATTGCCGATTCCATTGTATAATGTTGAACTAAAATATATTTGTCCATTTATTTCTTCATACCTGTTTACCAAGTATTTCTTCTGTTTTGTTTGTTTTGTTCTATTTACGCTTTTAAAACTTATAAACTTTGTTAATCTATCTGAATCATAATCTGTCTCATAATAAAACTGCAAACTATTGTAAAAATGTGCTTGTATTCCATCCTGTTCTGAAAAATCCACCAAACATGCTACACGTTTTCCAATAAAACAGTCTTTTGCGCTTTGTAACAATGTTCTTGAAAAACCACTTTTTTTTAAAACTTTATTTACTAATGTTTGATATTGTTGTGCTTGTTGTTCGTTTTCTTCATCAACATAATTTTGCTGAATTAAAAAATCTGGTGTTTGGCTAAACATGAATCTTGCTTCTTTGTCTATTAATGTTTTAGCAATCTTGAATCTAACATCTGATGCTACATAATCCCCAGCCGTACCCTCTGTTACAAATTCAGCACCTTTTTTATAATCAATATAGTTTTGTTGTATTTGTAACAATTCCTGTGTATATAAATTATATCCCTCTTCTATTTCATTTCTTAAAACAAAATAAGGAAAATTTCTTAATGCTTGTATTACTTCAACACTATGTTGTTTATTACTAGCCATCTATTATACTCCTTTCTATTATATAATATATTATAATATATAAATATATATAAGTCAATAATTATTTTATATTTTATATATAACAAAAGGGTGGATTTCTCCACCCATAAATGTTTGTTTTAGTTTGTTTTTAGAATAACTGGAATCTGTCCATTGGTACTCCAAAAGCACCAGCGTATCCATCTTGTCCACCACCTGTTTCGTCATTATACTGCCATGAATAATATCCTCGTTTAACTGGTGATATTCTGTACTGTGCTTTCTGCCAACTTCCTACTGGTGGATGATAGATAACTTGTACCGCATCAATAACTCTTCCAATACCCGCATAACCATTGTTTGAATCGTTCCAATTACATCCAGAAACATAAGGTAACCATCCTCTGCCAAGAACATGGACTCTATACGAAACAGAACCAACATCACATTTAATTGCGATATCTGTTATCTTTCTGCCTTGTACTCCCGCAAAGTCCTGTAGGTTTCTAACAAACGGATAGACTTTTCCGCCCTCAACTCTTACTGCATATATGAAATTAACTGGAACATTATAATGTCCTCCACTTGCCTGTGGCTTCTGTACTTCTGACTGTTTTATTCCGTCACCATAATCAATATCACAGAGTTTCAATAAATCTGTAAATCTGTTTTGTGATAAATTTGCAATTCTTACTCCATACGCTGAACCATCTGCCGCAATATACATGTCATTTCCTAGATACACTCCAATATGTCCATTCATCCATACCGCCCAACCAATATGGTTATTTGTTCTCTGTGAAATTGGAACAACTTCTTCTGCCGTTTCTTTATATTGTCCACTTCCTCTTACAATACCAGTGTACCAGCTTATAAGTCCGCTACAATCTACACATATCTTTCCAGCTTTGTTATCATCACTGTACCAAACACAGTTAGAGCCATACATTCTTCTTAATGTTCGTATCTGCTCTAATGTTAATACTGTTCCTTTTGCTCCATATACATACGGAGTTCCTATTTTACTTTTTGCAAACTCAATTAATCCTTGTGCTGTTTTACTCATATACCTCTATAACCTCCTAGAATGCCCCTAGAATCAATTTTAATATAATAACCTTAGACTTCCTTAGACTCAACCTCTGGAAGTCCAGCAACGCTTGTGAGAACACTCACAACTCCCGCCACAACAGCTGTACTTGCTACTACTTTCCAATCAACAGAACTAATCATTGTTCCAGCTCCGATTGCACCAATAGCCGCCTGTGCCATTGTTTTAACAGCTCTTACACTTGTTGCCTTAATCCACTCAATAGTATTAACGCTTGGTCTAAATACACAATTTTTAAACATGTTTTTTACCTCCATTTTCTAATTTACATAACTCTAATGCGTGTTTTGTTTCATCTATTTCTTTTTCATTTCTCTCTATTGCATCCCATTGTTCTTTCTGCCCTTTTCTCACATGTTCTTTATATTCTTCTATTTCTTTGTTTTGTTTTTCTAGTTTTTCATTTTGTTCTTTTATTTCTTTTGCCAACTGTTCAACTCTTAGTGTTAATTTTGTCATTGCTTTTGTGTTTTCACTTAGTGGTCTGTATATTACTGTGAATACTCCGATTAAAGAACTTAACCCTATTACCACAATACCAATCATTTCCGCAGTTGTCACATTGTTATACCTCCAATAACTTTCTTGTTTTTATTATTTTCTTTGTTTTGTTCTTTGCTAACTATAATTAAGTTAAACTGATTTAGAACCTATAAGAACCCAATCTTCATTGCTATTTTTTTTAGTTGATATATAGATATTTCCGCTTGTCGATATATATATATCACCGATATCAATACTGTAATACACTCCATTTGGGTCGTTATTGTCTTTTGACACACAACCAACGCTATTATATTTTAAGGAATACCTCGCTTTATACTGCCGTCCAGACACAATTAAATTTGTGTCTTCAAAATTCCATGCTTTTGAAACGTGTTCTTCGTCTGCATCTAAAATTAGATTTGACTTATACATACCAATACCACAAAAAAAAGAAGATGGGGCAATTCCATATCCTGGTTTTATTTCTCTTCTCTGCATATTTACTTGTATATTATTAAGCTTTGATACACTTTCTGAATAAATGCAGCATGACTTATATTCTTCCTCTGTTGGAACATCTTTCGGCTCAAAACCTCCATAGTACAATCCACACCTGCTCATTCTTCCCTGTATATATGAATTATATAAATATTTTGAATATATTGCACAATATTCTATCAAATCAAATTCACAATTACTAATCATCATAAAGCCGCCTTGGTCATATTTGATTGCTATTTGCTCTATCTGGTCGAACCAGCTGTCGGACAGAAATAATGTATTATTGACATTCGAATAAATACAAATGGAGCAAAACCTAAACCAACAATTATGAATCAGATTGTCATAATTTGTGCAATATATTGCAATGTTACAGTGTGAAAAATCACAATTAGTTATATGTCTATGTTGCCCTGTTATAATTCCGAAACCAGAAAATCCAACAAAAGAACAATTATCAATACTGCACCTTGTCGTTTTTTCGACATTTACCCCATTTAGTTCATAAGCCTCTTTTGTATACTCATAATACTTTTTGCATTCTCCAACCACAGAAATATTTCCGCTCACACGCACCTCATATGACGTAGCTAAAAAAATCAAAGAATTCATTGAAACATCATAGGCTTTTTCACTAGCGACAATAAGTGTTTTATCTGATTTTGCAGTAAATTTCAAAACACTAATACCCATGTATTCATTATAGCTTGACAGTACATCTTTATGTGCAGAACTTCCAAGAATTGTTATTGATTTAGGTATTGTTAACGTGTCAGAAACCAAATACACTCCGCTTGGGATGTATAATAGCCTTTTGTTATTTCCGCAAAATACTATTGATTCCTGTATTGCTTCTGTATCATCAGCAACACCATTGCCTTTTGCTCCAAACATTTGTGGTGTTATGTAATCCTTTTTAATATAAGGTAGAAAACTACTAAATATTTTTTGTTCAGTTATACTTCCATCTTGCACTGTCGTAGTTGCTTCTGGATGTTCATTTAACCAATTTGTTACTGCATTGTTTGTTTGTTCGTCTGTGGGCTGTCCTTCTTCTACCCACTCAACATCTCCATCTTTTGCTCTTGGTATTTTATTGTTATCATTGACTGAGGGTTTATCAACTTTATTCTTTACTATATTTTTAATTTCTGTTTTCTGTTCATTTGCTACTCTTAACAATTCTGCTTCAAGCTGATTATAATAATCCTTTGCGACTTGCTCCTGTTCCTGTGTTCCATTTACTTCCAATCCCTCTAACACTATACCCTTTGCAAGCGTTGTATTCCATTCATTTGTTATTGTTCCATTCGAATTTGTTTTAATAGCGCAAACAATAAAAGAAATGATTCCTTTGTATGCTGTTACCTTTCTGCTCAGTTCCCAACTGAATGTTACATAATCTTCTCCATCTGTTGCTAAATCTGTAACAATGTACTTGTCTCTTCCTGTGTCCAAACCACTTGCATTCTGGAATATAATTCTCAAAGACAGCTTACTTAAGTCTATTCCATTACCGACAAACCTCTTGCATCTGAAATATTTTCTTTCACCTTTTTCATCACTCATAACACCGAATATTCTTTCTGTGTCTGGAATAATCATTATTCTTGTATCTGCATCTATCTCTATTCTATCATTTGCTTCTGTTAATGTTGCTTCTGTAATTTCTGCCGCATTTAATAATTCATCTACACTAGGCACTTCTTACACCTCCTTATGTTTGTTCTATATACATTCTATTTGTTATTATTCTTGTTTTGTTGCTTTTCCCTGTTAATTCAAAGTAAAACATACTTCCATGTGTTACATCTACTGGAACTGTTACTTTATCCTGTATAATCTCATTTGTTTGTTTCCCATCTACATCATAGAAACTTATAACTCTTTTTGTTTCTTTCCAATCATTATCAAAATGGAATACCAAACACAAATAATTATCAGAACCCCTTACAATGTTTTCAAAATCACATTGCTTGTTTCTTCTTAATAACTGACCAGCAACATCAAAATGTAATTCTCTCATAAGCCTGTACCTCTTCTAATTATTCCGCTTGCTACTGTTCTTTCTACTGTTTCATCATGTTCTATATTCAATGGTTCTGAATCATATGTTGAAAATACTGGTTCTCTTTCTTCTATGATTGCCATACATAATTCTATACCATTATATATTCCGCAACTATAATCATCACCAATGTTTTGTTCTTGTATACCTCTTAGTTGTTTTATACTGTTCTTAATTGTTTTTAATTTCTTCCAACTTCTCAACATTCTTAACACCTCCTATAAGCTTCTATTTACCGCCTACATTCCATTTTTATTGCTTACCCTTACAACTCCTAACCATGCTTGCTGTTTGTCTTTATTTGCTTAATATCTGCTACTGTATACTGGTCTAACGCATACCATAAGGCTGACATTACGTGGCTGTCTATATTAAATTCATCATATATCACATTGCCCTTTGTATCTTTCGCATATGTTAAATCTTTCAATTCTTTTATAGAGTTTCTACACTTAGGAGAACAAACAATTTTTTTAAAACGTTTTACTTTCTTTGTATTCTGTAATCTACTCCCGGCATATTTCTTACAGGCATACATTTTTACTCCCTCTTGTCTATAATATTGTATATCTTTAGGAGAAGCACTATCAGCGAATATAGGCTTGTTACATCTTTCGGCTCTTTTAAATGTTCTTTGTACTCCATCCAACAAAATGAATTTGTTATCTGTTATATGGTTTCTATATACTTCATCATAAAT